TTTTTTTGAGCCGGGTATTGACAGAATCTTTATAGTACTGTATAATATCTCTAAAGATTTCTAAAGAACAATTATTTATTATTATTTTTAATTTTTATTTAAAAGGTTTTATAGTATCTCTTTAGAGATACTAAAGAATATCTATGGAGATTACTACAGAATCTATAAAAGAACAAGATAATCCTGTTAATACGTTGATGACATTAAGTACATTGATGGATGATCTTGTTCTAAGGGAGTCAAAGGATACCTTTCTGTCCTTTGTTCGTATGGTTGCTCCTACTCTTGTGTCCGATTGGAAGATGGGTAGGCATATAAAACTATTATCAGATAAACTTCAAAAGGTAAAAGATGGAGAAATAAAAAGACTTATGGTCTTTCTTCCTCCTCGATCTTCTAAGTCTGTTATATGTTCTAAGATATTCCCAGCATGGTACATTGGAAACAATCCAACACATGAGATACTAACAATATCTCATAGTGATCAGCTAGCCAGTGACTTTGGTAGATCAGTTAGAGATGTGGTAAACACTGAGCAGTTTCAAAACATATTTCCAAATGTCCAGCTAAGATCAGATGTACGGGCGGCAGGTAAATGGAAAACAAACCTTAACGGTACTTACTATGCTGCTGGTGTGAGATCACAGATTGCAGGGCGTGGAGCACACATAGCAATACTAGATGATGCTATGTCAGAAGAAGATAGTTTCTCTGAAGCGGGTAGGCGGTATATTAAGGAATGGTATCCTGCTGGTTTGCGTACTCGTATTATGCCTAACGGGGCTATTGTTATTATTAACACCCGATACCATCATGATGATTTGTGTGGTTGGTTGTTAAAGCAAGAAGAAATAATGGATATGGAAGCCACTCATAAATGGGAGGTGGTTCGTATTCCTGCGTGGGTAGATGAAGAAGCATCAGAACTTTTAGGACTTCCTATAGGTAGTTCTTATTTTCCTGAGTGGAAACCTGATGAGGTATTACGAGTAGATGAAGAAGAGATTATTGCAAGCAATGGATCAAGATATTGGGATTCATTGTATATGCAAAATCCTACACCAGAAGAAGGTGGTATAATCAAGAAAAGGTGGATACAACATTGGGAGTATAGTGATCCTCCTACTTGTGACTTTGTAATACAAACTTTAGATACAGCATTCTCTACAAAGAGCAGTGCCGACTTCTCTGTTATTCAAACGTGGGGTATCTTTCAGATGCCTGAAGAAAGTTATGAAGGAGAAGAATATATTGCTAGTAATCTTATTCTGTTAGGAAATACCAGAGGAAGATTTGAGTATCCTGATCTTAGAAAGATTGCACAAAGCTTATACGAAGAATACAGACCAGATATTTGTATTGTAGAAAAGAAAGCCAGTGGTCAATCACTTATACAAGACTTACGTCGAAGTGGCTTGCCTATTCTAGAATACACACCAGACAGAGACAAGGTAGCTAGAGTATATGCTGCAAGTCCTGTATTAGAAGCAGGAAGATTATGGATGCCTAAGAATAAAAAGTGGGCAGATGATCTTGTAGAAGAACTATTAAGTTTTCCAAACGGTCGCCATGACGATCAGGTAGATGCTTTGGCTATGGCAGTGCATTACATGAAAGAGTCATGGCATATAACTCATCCAGATGATCCTAGTTGGGAAGATGATGTAAACTACCGTAGGCAGAAGAAAGTTGCATACTGGAGAGTTTAGTGCTATAATTATTTTAATTGCGGAAGGATAAGTACATGGGATTTCCTTTAGAACTTATTACAATGCTAGGCTCTGGACTATTGTCTGGTATTATGTCTCTTTGGTCACAAAGTATGAAAGCAAAACAAGAAGCTTTCAACAGAGCGATTGAGGGATTAAAAGAACAATCAAAGGCAACTGATCTTGCTAGACGTTATGAGAATACAGGATTTCAGATTACAAGACGAGTTATTGCAATCTCTGCTGTATTAGCTATTATTGTTTGGCCTAAGATTGTAGCAGTCTTTTGGCCTGATGTTTTAGTTACGGTAGGATATACTGAATTTAATCCCGGCTTCTTCTTTCTTACAGAAGGAAATGAAATTATAAAATGGCAAGCATTACGAGGATTAGTTCTGACACCTTTGGATACTCATTTGGTATCGGCAATAGTAGGACTTTACTTCGGTGCATCAATTGTAAAGAACTCTAAATAATATTAGGAATTATTTTGTGGGATTATGATAAGGGTATCAATCACAGTTTAAAAAAACCTGTTGAAAAAGATTTTAAATATTGGTATGACTACTTTCAAAGTTTAAATGAGTACTTATATTTAAAATATAAAGATACATATCCGAAAAGGAAGAATAAGAATGGCGGTTGAAAAAAATCCATTTGAGAGAATGCCTCAAGCAGAGATTATAGAGATTGATGCTAGTAATGGTGCATCTGTTGAACTTGAAAAGAATGTTACCTTTGATCTCGATCCTGACGGTGGTGTGGTTGTAAGTTTTGATGAAGGTATTGAAATTGAAACTAAGCCAGATATTAGAGAATGGTTTGAAAATTTAGCGGATAAGATAGATGAGAATGATCTAGAGGATATTGCTTCTAAAGTTTATGATAATTTTGAATCTGATAAAGATTCTAGAAGCGAATGGGAGAGCATGTTTGAAAGAGGCTTTGATCTTCTAGGTCTAAAGCTTCAAGATGCAACAGAACCATTTGAAGGAGCTTGTACTGCTGTTCATCCGCTTCTTATTGAATCAGCCGTTAAGTTTCAATCTAAAGCTTCTCTTGAACTATTTCCTGCAGCAGGTCCAGTTAAAGCTCAAATACTAGGTAATCAAACACCTGATAAGATTGATCAAGCTGAAAGAGTTCAAGAGTTTATGAACTATCAGCTAACAGAACAAATGCCTGAATACTTTGACGAGTCTGAACGGCTTTTGTTTCACCTACCTATTATTGGTTCAGCATTTAAGAAAACATACTATGATGCTTCATTAGAGCGTCCTGTATCTGAGTTTGTACCTATTGATCAGTTTTATGTTTCGTACTACGCTAGTGATCTAAGAAAAGCAGACAGATATACTCATGTAATATACAGAAGTCCTGTTGATCTTATGAAAGAGATTGATGTAGGAATGTATAAAGATATTGATTTGCCTGAAGCATATGTTCCTGAACAATCTTCTATGGCAACCAAGCTAGACACAGTTCTAGGTCTTTCACAAACATCAGATTCTGATTATCAGTATGTTCTTCTAGAACAGCATTGCTATCTTGAATTACCAGAAGACCCTGAACATGAAGAGGGTGTCTCTCTTCCATATATTGTAACGATTGAAGAACAATCAAAACAAATTCTAAGTATTCGTAGAAACTATCGACCTGACGATAAAACAAGACAAAAGGTAATGCACTTTGTCCATTACAAATATGTACCGGGCTTTGGTTTCTACGGACTAGGATTGATCCACTTCCTTGGTAATCTAACGATGACTGCAACAGCAGCTATGAGAGCGTTAGTGGATGCGGGTCAATTCGCTAATCTACCGGGAGGATTTAAATCTAAAGGAGTTAGAATTGTTGGTGATAATGATCCAATATCTCCCGGTGAGTTTAAAGAAGTTGAAGCAACAGGCATGGATTTATCTAAGTCTATTGTTCCGCTACCTTATAAAGAGCCATCCAATACTCTTCTGTCTATGCTTAATTTTGTTATTGGAACAGGACAGAAGTTTGCTGATACAACGGAACAAGTAGTATCGGACGCTGCCTCTTATGGTCCCGTTGGTACTACGATGGCCCTACTTGAAGCCAGTAGTAAATTCTTTTCTGCCATTCATAAAAGGCTTCATAAATCGCAGAAAGACGAATTAAAAATCTTAGCACAAATCAATCATGACTATCTGCCTAATGAATATCCATTTGAGGTGCCGGGAATATCAAGACAAGTTCTTAAAAAAGATTTTGATGGAAGAATTGATATTGTCCCAGTAAGCGACCCAAATATTCCTTCTAATGCTCACCGAATGATGTTGTCTCAGCTAGCTTTACAGCTAGCCCAACAAGCTCCTCCCGGTATGTTTAATATGGAAGCATTAAATAGGACTATTCTGCAAGCAGCTAACATGCCTAATTTAGATGAGATACTTCCACCAGAAAAGAAACCTAGACCCCTTGATCCTTTGTCAGATATTCAAGTTGCTATCAAAGGTGAGCCTATTGGAGCTTTTCCGGGCCAGAATCATGATGCTCATATACAAGTTAAGATGGCTTTTATGCAAGACCCAACAACTGGTGGTCAACCATTAATGGGAGCAGTTGTTCCTGTATTACAGGCTAATATTCAGGAGCATGTTGTAATGAAATATAAAGAACAGGTTGAAGGTGTTGCTATGACGATGAAAGATCAAGTACCACAAGGTCAACCTATCACACCTGATATGATTGAGTTTGCTATGGCGCAAGCTGCACAACAAGTTCTTCAAGCTAATAATCCACAGATGATGCAGCCAACGCCAGAGCAACAGCTTGTTGAAATTGAAAATATGAAGTTGCAAGTTGAAAGAGACAGGCTACAAGCTCAGATGGTTAAAGATGCTGCTACTGCTGCTCTTAAAAATAGAGAACTGGATATTGACGAAAACGAAATCGTTATTAAATATATTAAAGAAGGTAACGAGAAGCAGCAAGATAGAGCTATAGAGTTAGAAAAGACTCAAGCAGAACAGGCTACTAAAGCTATTGAAACTTTACTTAAAGGAGCTTTGGAAGAACAAAAGCTAGAAGATAACAATACTTATAAAGCCGCTGAACTTCTTACTAGATTGGCTGGAAATAAAATGTCTTCAGATACTAAGATTGAATCTGAAAGCATGAAAACGATTACAAATCTTATAAAGGAACTAAAAAATGACAAAGCTAATTGATAAGATTAAATCCTCTAGTAAAAAATATATGTTTAAATTTAAAACAGTTGTAGGGTGTGGCTCCTGTAGCTGTCTACCAGAAGGGCATCAAACTCCTTGTGGTATTTGGAAAAAAGTATTAATTGTAGGTGCAGCATCATTTATTATTGGGGCAGTATTTATCTAAATGAATTTATGGGATGAAATTGTTGAGTCATACGAAAAAGAAATGGCCTCAGTACAAAATAACTTAGTAGAAGGAGCAGCTTCCGACTACGCAACATATAAAGAATTAGTAGGGTTCCATTCTGGAATTTCATGGGCAAGAAATAATATTCTTTCAATTGTAAAAAAACGATACTATGATAATGAGGAGAATTAACCATGCAAGTTCAAGCTTTAAGTAAAGCTATTCAGAATGATCAATGGATTACGGGATTTGAAGAAGATAATCCTGATCCAGATATTCTACCAGATATTCCAGGCTATCATGTTTTAGTCAGACCAATCTCAGTTAAAAGTAAAACTAAGGGTGGTATTTTTTTACCAGACTCGACAAAAGATGATATTGCTTATCTTACAACTGTAGGAAAAGTTTTAAAAGTTGGTAATCTCGCATATAAAGATACAAATAAATTTGCAGATATTCCTTGGTGTGCAGAAGGTGATTATGTATGCTATGGTAAAAATGCAGGTATTAAGCTTCATTATAAAGGAGTTAAACTAATTCTTTTATATGATGACCAAATTATTATGCGAGTTGAAAATCCAAAAGATTTAGACCCAACTTTTAATTTATCTAACTAGTGCAGTTGCACCAGTTAAAATTATATTGTATAATAAATTATTCGTAACCGCCTGTGTCGAAACAGCGTATAAAAGGAAAATTAAATGAGTGATGAAAATTCGGAATGGAGTGACGTTACTATTCCAGAGAAGGTTGATTTTGAAGTTGAAGATAATTCTAATGAAAAGGAGGTGATCGAGCAATCTACTGAAGTTGAAACAGCAGAGGAGATCGAACAACCTAAAAAAGAATTAGAAGAAGCAAAGAAAGAACCTATTAAAGAGCTTGATGGTATTGAAACATCAGGCGCTCAAAAAAGAATTAGAAATCTTGTTAGACAACGAAAAGAAAGAGACGAGCGTATTCAAGCTCTCCTACAAGAAAAAACAGATTTAGAAAAAAATCTAAGAAATATGGAGAGAACGTATGTTGATACTCAAAAGGCTAATTCATCAGTTTCTCAAAAACAATTAGAAGAACAGATGGCACTAGCCAAAAATGATTATATTGAAGCTTATAATTCTGGTGATCCAGAGAGAACTCTAGCAGCTTTGGATGTACTTCAAAGGGCATCAAATGATATTAATGATCTACAAAGACATCAATATGCACTAGAGGATTATGAAAAACAACATGCAGCTCAAGAAGAACAACAAGTACAACAACAAGCTCCTCAACAACCTGATGCGTTAGCGGTTGATTGGGTAGAAAATAATGAATGGTTCGGTAAGGATTCAGTTATGACTGCAGCAGCTTATGCAATTGATGCAGATCTAAAACAAACAGGTTATGATCCTAAAGAACAAGATTTTTATAAAGAGATTGATCGTAGACTACGGAATGAATTTCCACATAAGTTTGATAAAGAAGAGAGTGTTGAAGCTAGCACAACTCGACAACCCTCTCAGGTGGTGGCGGGAACATCACGCAGTCCCACCAGTTCTAATAAAAAGATAAAGCTATCTCAAGAAGATGTGAGACTAGCTCAGAAATGGAACATACCACTTGAGGTATATGCTGCTGAGAAACTAAAAGTTGATAAATCAGACAGTGAATATACAGATATAACATTTAAGCGTGGAGTATAGTAAAATGGATACACGGAAAGAAATTAAAGAACGTAGCATTGATACAAGAGAACATAATTCTAGAGAAGAAACCGAATGGACCTATGAAGAGCCTAATGCTCTAGAGATTCCTGAGAGCGTATATAGACGCTTTGAAAATGAGGGAATGGGTCTAAGATGGATTCGCATTACATTACGCAACCAAGATGATTACCAGAATGTTGGTAAGAAACAAGCAGAAGGTTGGACTTTTGTAAACCCTGAAGAAGTTCCTGAATTATCTATGTCCTCTATCGTTCAAGAGGAAGGGCGGTATGCTGGTACAGTCTGTCGTGGAGACTTAGCTTTGGCTAAAATGCCCCTTGGCAAGCTTGCTGCTCGTAAACGGTATTATGAGAATAAGAGTAGAGAACTAATGGATGCAGTGAATGCTCAATTAGAAAGAAATTCAGATTCTCGTATGCCTATCACAAATAATAATCGTTCGACTGTTACTAAAGGAAGACGACCTAGTTTTCAAGAATAATAACAGGGAACGGTGCAACTAGGAAAGGAGAGACAATATGTCTACCACTAAAAATCTTCGTGGCTTCCTTCCTGCTCGTAAACGTGGTTCAGGTACTAACTCCACTGGCGTAGACGAATTACCTATCGCTTCTGGGGATGCAAGAAACATCTTCACAGGTGACTTGGTAAAGACAAGCCTTGGTAATATTGAACCCGTTTCGGCGGATGCTGACTATGCAGTTGGTATTTTTCAGGGAGTCTATTATGAAGAAAACGGTGAGCCAAAATTCAAGCAATATTGGCCAGCCAATACCAGTGCTTCTAATATTAAAGCAATGGTAGATACTAACCCTGCCTCAACTTATTTCATCCAAGCGGATGCTTCGCTCAGTGCAGGTGATATCAACCAGTTGAACTTCGGCTTGACTCTAGGCGCAGGCAGCACCTTTACAGGTGAATCTGGGTTTGGTATTAAAGCTTCAACTCGTAACACCACTATTCTTCCAGTAAGACCTATTAGTGTTGAGGACGTTCCGGGTAATGATATTGCTGTTTCTGCTGAAAGAGCATTCCCTGTCGTTGAAGTTCGTATTGTTAAACATGTAGACGCTGTTCTGTCTGCACCATCTGGTATTTAAGGGAGGTTAAATTATGGCTATTAATAGAGCTAGTATTAGTAAACAACTACTTCCCGGTCTAAATGCTATTTTTGGTTTGGAATACGGGGAAGTTGAGAATGAGCATGTTCCGCTGTTTGAAATTGAAAATTCAGACCGGGCATTTGAAGAAGAAGTTCTGTTCACAGGCTTCGGTAATGCTCCAGTAAAAGCAGAAGGTGCTGCTGTTACTTATGACGAAGCTAGCGAAAGCTATGTTGCTCGTTATACTAACGAAACAATTGCACTTGCTTTTGCTGTTACCGAAGAAGCTATGGAAGATAATCTGTATGATACTTTTGCCAAGCTTCGGGCTAAAGCCCTTGCAAGAGCAATGGGCAACACCAAGCAGGTAAAAGCTGCAGATGTTTTCAACAATGGCTTTAATGCTGCCTATACAGGCGGTGATGGGCAACCACTTTTCAGTGCTTCTCATCCAACTGTAAACGGCACACAGTCGAACCTACTTACTGCGGCAGACCTTTCGTTTGCCTCACTTGAGACTGCCCTTACGACCATTCAGAAGATCAAGGATGATCGTGGCATTCTCGTTGGCGGTAGTGCAGAATCACTTCATGTTGCTCCCGATAACTGGGCAACATCAAACGCACTGTTGAACTCTACTCTTATTCCTGCTTCTGGTACAGTTTCCACTCTTGGTGGATCACAAGCTGCTACCAACCCTGCAGGTTGGAATGACGTAAACTCAATTCAGAGCATGTCTATGCTTCCAAAGGGTGTGTTTATCAACCGTCGATTCACTGATGCAGACGCTTGGTTCATTAAGACGAATGTTCCTAACGGTACAAAGATGTTTGTTCGTGCGCCACTGCAGACCAAGATGGAGCCTGACTTCGATACGGGCAACCTTCGCTTTAAGGCTAGAGAGCGTTATAGCTTTGGTTTCTCCGATTGGAGAGGTTTCTTTGGTAATCAGGGTAACTAAAATTAAGATAAGGGGAGAGAGAAATCTCTCCTCTTACTCTGATTGGAGAATTATATGTCAAATGTTAGATTAGCCCAAGTTACGGGGGGTGCTGGAGGCAACGGTATTTTTGTCGATGCGGTAACAAGTGTTACGATTGCAGATACCAGAGTGCAAGTTTACAATTTTTCAGTAACGGTTGCATCTGAATTAGTGGTTGGTGATCAGAATGGAACTAGAATTAAACATGCTGCACTAACAGCAAACACTATGGATAATGTATATCTTAATGATATTGGTGTAAAATGTAGTGGAAAAGTTTCACTGTCTGGCTCTAGCGATGGTGGAAAATTCTATATTTACTATGGATAAAGCTTATGGTTGACTATACCTACCTTGTAAACGATATTATTAATACATCAGAAAATAAAGGCACAGAGTTTGTAAATCAAATTCCTAAATTTGTAAACAAAGCTGAAAATAGATTAATTAAAGAACTGGATGATATTGGTTTAAATACCACTGTTTCTATTACTTGTGTCGTTAGCAATCAAACTGTTTCTGTTGCAGAAGATACAAGAATTATTAGGCATGTCAACCTAAGAGCTAGTGGAAGCAAAATTAATTTACTTCAAAGAACTGAAGAGTTTCTTAATGACTATTGGCCTTATGCTGATACCTCAACTGGAGTTCCTAAGTATTACTCAGTTGCTAATAACTCTTCTATATATTTAGCACCTACTCCTACTTCAGCATATCAAGGTGAAGTTGTTTATGTTGCAAGACCAACTACTTTAACATCTGCTACACCTAATAATTATTTTACTGACTTTTGTTACGATGCTTTATTTTATGCTTCGATGATTGAAGCATTTTTGTATATGAAAGATACAACATTTAGTGCTGTGTTCACAAATGAATATAAAGGTGCTATAGAAGGATTACGAAATCAGGCGAGAAGAAATCGTCAAGACAATATGCAAAATAATGCTAGTCCTGCAGGATCAGCAAATACTTTAGTTCAGGGATCACAGTAAGGAGAATCACTATGAAAATTATTAACAATAAAATTTATTCAGACGATAAAAAAGGTTTTGATCGTTATAAAGAAGAAAGAATGGAATGCACAGGTAGACCCACCGGTAATGGTTATGGTGCGGCTAGAAAAGGTCCAGCCGTAAACAGAACTTCCATTGATCTTGGTAAAGTTGTTATTGATAATAAAGAATACGATTATTCTGTTTAAGTTTTATGTCTGAACTAAAAGTTATTAAATTACATTCTTTAAGGGTATATAAATTTTTTAAAATATTAGAATATCCAGAATGGTATAAATTTTTATTATCTGTTTTAGGTAGGCATCCATCTGAGCCTATTGATAGAACAGGAACTTTAAAAAACTTCTATAAGATTGATCCTAAGTATCAACTAAAAATGCCAACGGAGATAGAAGAAGTAGACTTAATTAACTGTATTGAAAATAAAATTAATACAATTAATTCTTTATCTGACAATAAATATATTGACGTTTTTCTTTCAGGTGGTTTTGATTCTGCAACAATGTACGCAGGGTTTTTACAGAATTGTGATAAAAATAAAATTAGAGCAGTATTTACTTTTGATGAGGACACAAACAATAGAAAAGCATTAAATCAATTTAATCCTGCTCTGTATAAATTTATAATTGATAACGGTTATAATTACAGATTAATTAATAACAACGATCTTCACCCAGAAGATTCTGTGTCAATTATAGGACACCCCGGTAATACATTATCAAATGGTACGGTTCATAATATTTATTATTATCATGGTTTAAAAACAGTTAAATGGCCTGACATTTTAAATGGATTATATAAAGATAAATCTTGGCAAGAACTAATAAAAGATATTGCAGACAATATTCCAGATTGTGACAGTGATACAGTTGTTGAGGAATTAACTAATTTTATTGAAGCAGCACCGATAAATATTAAAAATAACCCATTAAAAATTTTATGGTGGATTAAATTTAATTTTGCATACACAGACAAAGTTATTGGGCCTTGGTATTTAATGAAGGACATTTCAGTTGATAGAGCAGATAATGTTTTTTCTTTTTACCATAGCGATGAATTTCAAAAGTATATGATGTATACCTGTTTAGAACAAGGAAAATATATTAGTCCAGAACATGGTCGTAATTCCGAAATGATTAATTATATGTTATCTTTTTACAAAGATCAATCTCTTATCGACTATTCTAATCAGTTGCCCCACCAAAAAGGTGAAGTTCATAAAAATCAAAATCGAGGAATTATTAGATTAAATAATGGCAAAGTTTTAGATAAGCAATCTTTTTTAGATAACTATAATCAAATTAAAGAAGTATTTTTTCAATAGGAGAATAAGATGCCAGCATCAAAAATTTCAAAGACTATTAAAAGAGGCAGAAAAAGCCGCAGGGGTCGTCCCTCTAATAAAGTTAAAGAGCTAATGGAATCAAGAAATATCTCTAGATCAGAAGCTGAAAAAATTGCAAAGACAGAGGCTGACAAAAAACCTGTAAAGAAAAAAGCTGCAAAGAAAAAAGCTGCAGAGAAAAAATCAGAGCCAAAAAGAACTAGGTCTGAGCAAAGAGAATTAGATAAACTTATTAGGCAGCAAGAAAGAGAAATGCGAGGAGCAGGTGCAAATGAAACTGCTAGAGCAGGTGCTACGCAAGAAGAAAGACTTTCTATTAATGCTCCAGCTAGATCAAAGGAAAGACCTCCTGAAAGAAAAGATTTATCACCCGCACAGCTTAGACGTTTGGTAACATCAGGATTGGCTGGTGTAGGTAAAAAAGGACAGGTCACTGATAAAGGAACATATTCATCCGGTGCTGATGTAGCTGGTAGAATGATGCGAGGAGACGTTGGTGGAGATGTTAATATGAAAGCACTAGAAAATGAGCTAAGAACAATAGGCGGCTTTGAAGGACTTAAAAGCGGTGGTAAAGTAGGTATTGGCAGAGGGTGTGGCGTAGCCATGCGAGGTGCTGGTGCAGTTAGAAAATCTTAAAGGAGGTTTAAAATGGCAGGAACTATAGTTAAAAAATCAAAGAAATTTTTTGATAAGAAAAAAAGTGATTCTAAAACTAAGGATGCTAAAAAATTATTACGAGATAGAAAAAAATCTACTGATGATCGACCAGAGTGGGCAAGAGGTCTATCTGATGCTGAATATAAAGATATATTAGGATCACCTCGTAGAGGAAAATCGGGTGAAGAAAATCCTGATATGGTAATACACAGAAAAAAAGGTGGTAAAGTAGATAAACCTAGAGGCTGTGGACAAGCTCAACGTGGTTATGGTAAGGCTATGATGGGTGGTGGTAAGATTAAAACCAAGAGTAGTTATTAAAACTAAGGTAAGATTTAATAATGCCATTAAAAAAAGGTTCAAGCCGAAAGACAATTAGTGCAAACATTCGTAAGTTAAAAAAAGAAAAATATCCTCAAAAGCAAGCGGTAGCTATTGCACTTAGTCAAGGAAAAAAGCGTAAGGGAAAAAGAAAAAGTGGCTAAACTCTGTCCAAAAGGTAAAGCTGCAGCAAAGCGTAAGTTTGATGTTTATCCATCTGCTTATGCTAATATGTATGCGTCTGCTGTTTGTAGTGGCAAAGTAAAACCCGATGGTAAGAAAAAGAAAGTTGTTAAGAAGAAAACTGGAGGTGGATTACGCAAATGGGTAGATGAGAAGTGGGTTGACATTGGCGCACCAAAGAAAAACGGTAAGTATCAGCCGTGTGGTAGAAAGTCAACTAAGGGTACAAAACGTAAGTATCCTAAGTGTGTTCCTCTCGCAAAAGCACAACGTATGACAGAATCTCAGAAAAAATCTGCTGTTAAAAGAAAAAGAGCCAAGCCTCAAGGAGTAGGTGGTAAGCCTACAATGGTTAAAACATTTAAGTCAAAGGGTGGTCAAATTAAACCCAGAGGCTGTGGAGTAGCTCAAAGAGGTTTTGGTAAAGCTATGAAAAGTAAATAGGTTATATTATGGCAGTAAAAAGAAAACGTAAAGGAACAGGCATGAAAGGAATGACCATCGGTGGTGGTCATAAACGTCCTACCAAAGCTGGTGCCGGTATGACTAAAAAGGGAGTAGCTAAATATCGTAGGCAAAATCCCGGTAGTAAACTTCAAACTGCTGTAACAGAATCTAAACCTACTGGTAAAAGAGCAGCAAGACGTAAAAGTTATTGTGCTAGATCAGCAGGACAAATGAAGAAGTTTCCTAAAGCTGCTAAGAATCCTAACTCAAGACTTAGACAAGCTAGAAAAAGATGGAAGTGTTAGATGGCTAAAGGCATGGCACATTTTACTAAAGATGGTACACCCTATTATGGTGAAGTTCATAAAATGCCAGATGGGTCAATACATAGTGGAAAGACACATACTAAAACATCCAAGAAGGTAATGCACTTTAAAGATTTATCTACTACAGCTAAAAATAAAGCAGGTGACAAAATGGCAAAAGATACATATAAAGGAAGAGAGATGAAAAAAACTAAGTATATGTCTAAGGGTGGTGTTGTTCGTCAAAGATATGCAATGGCATCTAGTAAAAAGAAAAAGTAATGGCTATTGGTAGATCAAACATACCACAACAGATTACCAAACCTCCTCAAAAGAAAAAGCGTAAAAAGAAAGTTACATCTTATAAACGCAAAAAAGGATAAATTAAATGGCGACTAGTGGAACATTTACATTTAATTTGGATATAGACGAAGTTATTCAAGAAGCAATGGAAATGATCGGAGGAGAACAAACTCTAGGTCATGAGCCAGCCTCCGCTCGTCGTTCTTTAAATCTAATGTTAAAAGATTGGCAGAATAGAGAAATTTTATTATGGACAACAGAAGCATCCGTTATATCTCTTTCTACAAGTACTACTTCATATCCTCTTAGTGATTCAACTATTGATACCTTGCAAGTTATTTTAAATAGAGATAATACTGATCTACCGTTAGATCGTATTTCTTATGAAGAATATTTACAAGTTCCTCGTAAAGGACAGACAGGTAGACCTACTCAATATACTGTTAAAAGAAATAGAGATAATCCTACAATATTTCTTTGGCCTATTCCAGAAAATTCTACAGACAAATTAAAAGTAGAAAAAATTAGTGAACTTCAAGATATAAATAAATCAGCACTTCAGAATGCTGATATTTCTAAAAGATTTCTACCTTGTCTAACTGCTGGTCTGGCATATTACATGTCTATGAAAAGAGCAGGAGTTCCTGAAGGTAGAATTACAATGTTAAAACAAAATTATGAAGAGCTATTAGCAAGAGCTAACACTGAAGATAAAGAACGAGCTAGCATGTATATTAGACCAAGACTCGGATATATTTAATATAGAGTAGTATTATGGCAACAAATAAAAATGCTAAAGGACTTTGTGATACTTGTGGATTTGCATATCCTTTAAGAGTATTGCGTATGAATAGCTACGGAATGCTGGTTTGCCCTGAAGATTTTGAGGGAAACTTTGATTTAAAAAATCATCCACAAAATAGAACTCCTAATACAAGAGATGACGAAACCCTTCGTAATCCTAGACCTCCTCTTAATAATGATAGAAATGTTGCTTGGCAACTAGCTACGACTGAGTGGGAAAACGAAACAACTGAATGGAATATGGTTTAATGAGTAAACTTACTGGAAACTTAATTGCAAATACATATAAACAACTCCTGCAGGTTGGATCAAATAATACGGGTCTAACATCAACTGAACAAACTGTTCAGGATGGATCAGGAGAAAACTCTGCTTTAAAACTAAGTAAAAGTGCTGTAGATATTAATGGAACATTTAAACTTAATGGTGTTGCAATTACAACCAATGCATCAGCTATTAATGCAATTACCGATCTAACAGGTATTACAGGTCTTGTTGCAGTAAGTAGTGGAGATGTATACGGCAGAACACTTACTGCAGGTACAGGCATAACAATAGGTAATGGAGATGGTACTGAAGGCAATCCTACTATTGCTGTAAGTTTAGCTGACACAACAATTAATGTTGCTAAAGTTTCTGCATCTGCCGCTACATTTAATGACACTGTTAGTGCAGGATTCTTTGTAGGTGATGGTTCAGGTCTTGTCAATGTTCCTTCTGCTGAAGGTGGTACTGTTAAGTTTATTGAAGCAGGTACTGGTATTAAAATTACAGTTGATGGTGCAGTATCAAGTAATATTCCTGTAAGTGGTACAATACTTGTTTCTGCAGACCAAAACTTTGGTACAGTTTCAGTTAGTACTGCTTTCGTTGCTACAGGTTCTGCAGTCTTTGGAACTTTAAGTGCAACTAATATTGATGCTGACGAACTCTTAATGGCAGGTGTATCTGCCGCCAATGTTACAGAAGTTGCAGCAGTTTCGGCACTTACAAAAACTAATCTAGATTCTATAACAAGTATTAATTCTATTATAGGAGACGGTAGTAACTTTGCTACAAGTGCTGAACTAGCAGCAGTATCTTCAGCTTTAGCTACCAGCATTGCTACAGCTAACACAAGGATAACATCTGTTAGTGACTTTGCGGTAGCATTGTCTGCAACAATGGCAACCAGCATAGGAACTGCTAACACCCGTATAACATCTGTCAGTGATTATGCAGTTGCTCTTTCAGCTACACTAGCCGCTAGCATAGGAACTGCTAACACTCGAATAACTTCTGTCAGTGATTATGCAGTTGCTCTTTCAGCTACGCTAGCTACCAGCATTGGTAATTCTAATGCGGCTATAACTTCTATTAATGCTATTCTTGGAGATGGTAGTAACTTCGCTACAAGTGCAGAACTAGCTACAGTATCTGCTGCTCTTGCAACAAGTATAGCTACAGCCAATACTCGCATAACATCTGTTAGTGACTTTGCGGTAGCGTTGTCTGCAACAATGGCAACTAGTATAGGAACTGCTAATACTCGAATAACTTCCGTTAGTGATTATGCGGTAGCACTATCCGCAACTCTAGCCACAAGCATTGGAACTAGATTAGCCATTGCAAATAATCTTTCAGATTTGAATAATGCTGGAACTGCTAGAACGAATCTTGGAGTGGCAATTGGAAGTGACGTTGAGGCTTATGATCCTGATATATTGAAGGCTGATACGGCAGATGAATTAACTGCTGGATTTAGTGCTGCTGCTTATAATGCAGGTACACAGACTACTGGTACTTACACACCTGATGTTGATAATGGAAATTTCCAATATACAATTAATGGTGGCGCACATACATTAGGTGTTCCTAGTAAGAATTGTACGATGGTAATTTTATATAAGAATAATGCTAGTGCAGGAACAGTAACTACTTCTGGTTATACTAAAGTAGACGGAGATACAATTTCCACTACGGATGGAGATGAGTTTTTCTTTTATATTACAAGAGTGAATGACGGTACAACTACATTCTCTATGTTGACTGTAAAGGCACTACAGTAACATGACTTTTCCAATACCTATAGTTCAAGGTGGTATTACAATATTTGATACTGGAACTATTATCACAATTTCTGCTAATACTGCTGATTATAATTTAAGAAATGATCTTGTAAATAATTATAGTTGGGATGGCATAAGTGCTATTGATGTTACTCTGAATATTAATTCAAGCATAAATGTTAGAGCAACTACAACAGGAACTGCAGCTATTACAGCCGACCTTGTTGCAGGTTCTAATTTAACAATTAACAATAGCGGAACTATAGC